CTTCTTCGGCTTGGCGTTGCGGTTCTCCACCGCCGGGTTCAGGTCGCCTTCGTGCCCGCCCGGCGCCTCGTAGCGCCGGATGCGCGCCAAGCGCTCGAACTGGCGGTTGAGCAGGTCCAGCTCCTTGAAGTCGCCGCCGGTTTTCTGGTCCTTCAGCACCAGCTGCACGATGCGCGCTTCCAGCGCGGCNTNCACCCGTAGCCGGGGCTCGGCCTGGTCCCACTCGTCGCGGCGCTTCCACGCGCTCACCGTGCTGCGCGGCAGGTCCAGTTCCTGGGCGATCTGCGCAATGCCCCAGCCCTGCCAGTACAGGCCGCGCGCGCGCCTCCGCGGGTCCATCTGCGGGGCGGCGGCGAGGGTTTGGGCAAGGTCCGGAGCGTTCATGGCTGCCATGGTGCCCACTCGCGCGCGCGCGGAAATCTCTAGTGCGTTGTGACCGCAAACCGCACAACCACGCGGCATTGAGCGGCGCGCGGGGGGTGAGGATGATGAGCCTGTCGCTCATGCCACTGTGCCAACAGCCGAGGAATTCACCCATGAAGAAGAAGTTCCGCATCGCCGTCGAAGGCGCTACCACGGACGGCCGCACCATCTCCGCCGCCTGGATCACCCAGATGGCGAAGAACTACGACCCGAAGGTCTACGGCGCCCGCGTCAACCTGGAACACTTCCGCGGCGTGCTGCCGGACGGCCCGTTCAAGGCCTATGGCGACGTGGTGGCGCTGTCCGTCGAGACGATCAAGGACGGCTCCACGCTGGACGGCAAGCTGGCCCTGTACGCGGAGATCGACCCGACCCCGGAGCTGATCGAGCTCTCCAAAAAGCGGCAGAAGGTGTATTCGTCGATGGAGGTGAACCCCGACTTCGGCGACAGCAAGGAAGCCTATCTGGAAGGCCTGGCCATCACCGACAGCCCGGCCAGCCTCGGCACCGAGATGCTCAAGTTCGCGGCCGGCGCCTCGGTGAACCCGCTGGCCGCCCGCAAGCGCAGCCCCGACAACCTGTTCTCCGAGGCCGTCGAGATCGACCTCGGCGGCCTGGACGCCGCCCCGGCCCCCGACGACGAAACCAAGAGCCTGTTCGCCAAGGTGCGCGAGCTGCTCGGCGGCCTGGGCAACAAGTTCGCCGCCAGCGACGCCCGCCTGCAGGACGCCCACAAGGCCATCGAGCTGCTGGCCGACAACCAGAAGTCGCTGGCCGAGCAGGTGACCAAGTTCGCCGAGCTCGCCGCCAACCACCAGACCCTGCAGACCGCTCACGACAAGCTGCAGGGCGAGTTCGCCGACCTGGTGAAGACACTGGACAAGGAACCCGAGCAGCAGTACCGCCAGCGCCCGCCGGCCACCGGCGGCGGCGAGGCCGTACTCACCGACTGCTGACCGCCCGCCCACCGCACCGCCCCCGAATCCATACCGGAGCCATCCCATGCGCAACGATACCCGCCGCCTGTTCAACGCCTACCTGTCGCAGCTGGCCACCCTCAACAACGTCGAGTCGGTCGTCGAGAAGTTCACTGTCGAGCCGAGCGTGCAGCAGACGCTGGAGACCCGCATTCAGGAGTCCAGCGCCTTCCTCGGCAAAATCAACATCGTCGGCGTGCCCGAGCAGGCCGGCGACAAGCTCGGCCTCGGCGTGTCCGGCCCCATCGCCAGCACCACCAACACCAACACCACCGACCGAGCCACGCGCGACCCGCTGGCGCTGGACGAAACGGGCTACTTCTGCACGCAGACCAACTTCGACACCCACATCCGCTATGCCACCATCGACATGTGGGCGAAGTTCAAGGACTTCCAGGCGCGCCTACGCGACGCGATCCTGCGCCGCCAGGCGCTCGACCGCATCATGGTCGGCTTCAACGGCACGAGCCGCGCGGCCACCTCGGACCCGGTCGCCAACCCTCTGCTGCAGGACGTGAACATCGGCTGGCTGCAGAAGTACCGCGCCCACGCCGCCGCGCGCGTCATGGCCGAGGTGGTGGCCGCATCCGGCGCAGTGAAGGTCGGCGGCGGCGCCGGAACCGACTACAAGAACCTGGACGCCCTGGTCTTCGACGCGGTGGGCAACCTGATCGACCCGTGGTTCCGCGAAGACACCGACCTGGTCGCGGTGATGGGTCGCGAGCTGCTCGACGACAAGTATTTCCCGATCGTCAACGCCAACCACGCGCCCACCGAAACCCTGGCTGCGGACATCATCATCAGCCAGAAGCGCGTCGGCGGCCTGCCGGCGGTGCGCGTGCCCTTCGTGCCGGCCGGCACCATCCTGATCACCCGCCTGGACAACNTCTCCCTGTACTGGCAGGAGGGCACCCGCCGCCGCACGGTGGTGGACAACGCCAAGCGCGACCGCATCGAGAACTACGAGTCGAGCAACGAGGCCTACGTGGTCGAGGACTACGGCTGCGGTTGCCTGATCGAGAACATCCAGATCATCAACGCCTGAGCCCGGCCATGAACAGCCCCGCCCGCCGCCACTACCTGCGTACCGCCGCCGCCCAGGCGGCGGTCGCAGGGGCCAAGCCCGACGAGATGCCTGCGGCCACCGCCAACGCCTACGAGCTGATGCTCCGGCGCCTGGCGGAGCACCGCCGGCAGCTCAAGATGATCCAGAGCATCGACCGCAAGATCGAGGCCAAGCGCAGCTTCCTGGCCGACTACACCGACTGGGTGGCCGGCGTACTCCAGGCCGACCGCGGCGGCCAGGACGACGTGCTCGTCACCGTGCTGGTGTGGCTGATCGACACCGGCGACCTGGCCGGCGCGGTGCCGCTGGCCGAGCACGCGCTGCGCCACGGCCTGACCATGCCGGACCACTATCAGCGCGGCATTGCCTGCGTGGTGGCCGAGGAGTTCGCCGAGGTGGCGCTCAAGCAGCTGGCCGCTGGCGAGCAGCCGCACCTCGGCGCCCTGGGCGCTGCGGTGGAGCTCACCGCCGATCACGACATGCCCGACGAGGTGCGCGCCAAGCTCTACAAGGCGCTGGGCTACGCGCTGCGCGACCGCTTCCCCGAGGACGCGCTGGACTACCTGAAGCGGGCCCTCAAGGCCCACGACAAGGTCGGCGTAAAGAAGGACATCGAGCGCCTCGAGCGCGAGGTCAAGAAGGCCGCTTCGTCGGCTGCCGAGCAACAGAACCCAGCCCCCGCCGGCGACGACGCCGGCCAGGGCTGAACCGAGCGCCCACCCGCGCCGGGCGGCGCGGGGCGAAAGCCGGAGGGTCTCTCCTCCCTGACCCGGCCGTAGCCCCGCCCACCGCCCACCTACACCGGAGCCCGCCGCATGTCCTTCATCGCCGTCCCGCCGAACCCGACGCCGGAAGAGGCCATCGACTGCGGCGGGTTTTTCCCCGCCATCAGCCCGATCGAGGCGCGCGCCGTGATGCGCCTGGACGGCACCGTCACCGCCGAGCGCCTGCGCGAAGCCCTGATCATCGCCGCGCTGTCGGTGATGGCCGAGCTGCAGACTTGGGCGGATGCGCAGATCGCCGCCGGCTACGCCACGCTGGCCGACGTGCCCGGAGTGGAGGTGGCCGGCATGCAGGCGCATGTGTACCGCTGGCACCGTGCGGTGCACAGCCTGGCCGGCGCCAGCCTCACCGAGCGCCTGCGCGACTACGACACCACCAACGAGGGCCACCAGCAGGCCGACAAGCTCACCGCCACCATCGACGAGCTGCGCCGCGATGCGCGCTGGGCGATCAGCGGAATCCTCGGTATCAGCCGCAGCACCGTGGAGCTGATCTGATGCGGGTGCGCGCGCTGCAGGGCGACACGGTGGACGCGCTGTGCTGGCGCCACTACGGNCGCACCGCNGGCGTNACCGANCAGGTGCTGGAGGCNAACCCGGGTCTCGCCGAGCATGGCCCGGTGCTGCCCATGGGCCTCGAGGTGGAGCTCCCCGACCAACCGACGCAGCCNGTNACCGNGCGGCTGCAGCTATGGGACTGACCATGACCCGCCTGACCCTTGGAGACACCGGGCTGGAGGTGCGCCGCCTGCAGCAACGTCTCAACACCTTCGGCGCCCGCCCGCCGCTGGTGGAAGACGGCGATTTCGGCCCGGTTACCCTGGCCGCGGTGCGCGCTGCACAGCAGCGCTACGGTCTGGTGGTCGACGGCGTCGCCGGCCCCAAGACGCTGGACACCCTGACCCGCGGGCACAAGGGCCGCTGGCTGCTCGGCGAAGGCGACCTGGAGCGCGCGGCGGACCGCCTGGGCCTGCCGTTGGCCGCGGTGAA